GTTGGCGAAGGTGAACCATAGGATTACCATGTCGCGATGAACATCGCACAGACCGTCGAGTACTTCGGCATCATCCCCCTGTCGCGGCTCCTGCAGATCACGCCCCAGCTGCTGCTGCTGTGGACCAAGCGGGGGGTGCCCACCACCTACGCCGCCAAGGTCGAGCGGGTCACCCTCGGCGTCTTCCGCCGCAAGGACGACCGACCATCCGATTGGATGGAAATCTGGCCGGAGCTGGCCTACTTCGACTGGCACATGCGCCCGCCGCGCGAGGGCCTGCCGCGGGCCGAGGCCGACCAGCTGGCCTACCGGCGCGAGCAGTCGCGGATCTGGATGCAGGCCAGGCGCGCCGAAGAGGTGGCGCTGGAGGCCGCCAGGGAGCGCAAGAAGATCTCCGACGAGATGCTGGAGCTGGAACCACCGCCGACGCCGCGCCAGGTGGCGTACCGGCGCCGCGCCGCGGAGCAAAAGGCCGAGCGGCAACAGCAGGCAGAGCAGCAACCGGCCTGATCCATGGCCGGCTTTCACTTGGCAGGCCACCGGCGCACCCGCGCCGAATGCGCCTCCCATTCCATCGCCGCAGCAGCGGCACACCGCAACAACAGCAGCTTGACTGCGGCGCGGGCCCATAACTCGTACTTGGTCGGTGTCGTCATGGGGCGGATCGTCGCCCAGGATTTGCCGGCCCCCAACTCAATCGGACACAACTCGACATGAATGCTCTTGACCTACCCATGGAGGTCGCTCTCGCACGCCCTGCGCGCTTGTCGGCGACGTCGATCGACATCGACCTGGTGAGGCGACAGAAGACCGCGGGCGCGGCGCTGGCCATGGCCGTGCACCAGTCGGGCCTCGAAGCCAAGGAGGTCTCGATGCCGCTGGGCATCGACGCCGGCTACTTCAGCAACATCATGTCGGGCAAGGCCTCGCTCAAGGCCGACCTGATCGAGCAGTTCTGCACCCTGGTCGGCAACACGATCTACCCCGAGTGGATCGCCTGGCAGGTCGGCTGCACGCTGGTGCTGACCAGGTCCGAAGCCGAGCGCCGCGCCAAGCAGGCCGAGCTGCAGGTCGACTTGCTGCAGGCCGAGGTGAAGGTGCTGCGCGACCTGATCCTGCGCGCGGGGAGAACGTCATGAGCCTTGTGCCGAACCTCAAGTCCAAGGTGAGGAAGACCGAGACCTGGTACATCACGCCGGCGATGGCGCGCGAGATCGCAGCGCGCTGCCCATTCAACCCGCGCAAGCCGGGCGTCAAGGACTTCATCCACCCGAGCCACCTCGAAGCCTTGAGTGCGGCGTTCGCCCGCGGCGAATGGAGGCACACCCACGTCGGCATCGCCTTCGACCAGGACGGCAACATGATCGACGGCCATCATCGGGTCCGCGGTTTTGGCAGGCAGCGCGATGGCATGGTGTTCGCGGTCGAGGTCACCCTCGGCCTGAACCGGGAAGAGGTGGCGATGTTCATCGACGCGATGAGTGCGCCGCGCAACCTGTCCGAGACCCTGGGCATCGGCTCGCGGCTCGCCGAGGTCGCCTTGTTCATGGCCAGGATTCACATGGGCCGGACCATCGTGAGCCCGTGCTACGCGCAACCGTTCGTCGCCTGGACCAAGCCGCGGCACGACACGCTGGTGGACTACTGCAACACCAGCACGAAGACCTGGAGCTCGGCGCCGGTGCGCGCGGCCGCAGTGCTCACGATGGCCCGGGCCGTCCCCGCCAAGTACGTGCTGGAGGTCTACCGCTCGCTGGTCCAGGGCGACTTCGACACGATGCCGACGGTGGCCAAAGCGCTGTTTCGCAGCCAGATGAACGGCGCGGTGGTGCGCTCCAACCGGGCCTACGACGTCTTTTGCCGCGCCCTGAAGGTCTTCGACCCGGCCAAGGCGGCAGACAAGAAGATCCAGATCAATGCGACCGCCGCAATGATCGCCGAGGCGCGGGCCTTCCTTCAGGCCTGCGTGGTGGTGCCCGAGGAGGTGGTGCCGGAGCCGCCGCCGGCGGTGGAGCCGGAGCCGGAAAAAAACCCGCCGCCGGCGAAGAGCACGCCGGCACGCAAGTACCCCCCGACACCCGGCCTGGAAGCGGCCTGACGATGCGCCTGCTGCGGGTCACCGCGGATCACTTCGTCGCCGGTGCCGAGTGGCAGGGCAAGCGCTGCGTGCGCGCCGCGCCGATCCTGCAGTGGATGGTCGGCAAGGATCCGCAGCGGGTGCGTGCCTGGCTCATCAGCAGGGGCTACACATGGGAGTGGCTCAATGCGTGACTACGCAAAGATCTCGCCCACGATCTGGACCGGCGACACCGGCCGGAAATTGCGCGCGAAGGGTCCGGAGCCCCTTGTCGTGGCCCTCTACCTGATGTCGGCGCCGGGTTCCAACATGTTAGGGGTGTACTACCAGCCCGTTTTGTACATGGCGCACGAAACCGGGTTGGGCATCGAAGGGGCATCGAAGGGGCTTGAGGTCTGCATCACCGAGGGCTTCTGCCACTTCGATATGCCGACCGAAATCGTGTGGGTGGTCGAGATGGCCAGCTACCAGATCGCCAAGGCGCTCAAGGCGACAGACAAGCGCTGCGCAGGCATCCAGCGCGAGTACGACGGCCTGCCGTTCAACCCGTTCCTGGGCGCGTTTTTCGATCACTACAAGCGCGCCTTCCACATGACCTCGCGGCGGCCGCTGGTGCCGCCGAAGCCTGGTTTTTCGGAAGGGGCTTCGGAGCCCCTGCCAAGCCAGGAGCAAGCGCAAGCGCAAGCACAGGAGCAGGAGCATGAACAAGCCCAGGAGCAGGCGCCGCGTGCGCGCGCCTACGCGAGGGCTGGGCCTTCGAAGCCGCGCTTGGCCGGCGCCGCAGCTGCGGCGCCCCCTTCGTTGGCCGATGAGGTTTGCTTGGCCTTGAACCAAGCCGGAATCGCCAACGCGAAGGCCGGCAGCGTGAAGCTGCTGGCGCTGCTGGACGCCGGCGCAACGGTCGACGAGTTCGTCGGCCTGGCCGATGCGGCGAAGGCGAAGGACAAGCCGATCGAGTGGCTGCTGGAGTCGCTGATCCGCAAGCGCGAGGACGCCGCCAAGCGGGCGAACGGCATGCACCACGGCGCGATGCCGCGCACCGAGACGGTCTTCGAGCGCAGCCGCCGCGAACGCGTCGCGGAGATGCATCCGCTCATCGCCAAGAAGGCGCCAGGCCAGGCGTCCAACGAAGCCAAGGAGATCGTCGATGTCGACGCTGCCAAGCGACTGGGTTGACCTGCTCTTCGGCAAGCTGGCGCTGAGCTACGGCTCGGCCTGGTTGCTGCAGTGGGAAGGGTTCAACATGGCCGAGGTCAAGGCCGAATGGGCCAAGGAGCTCGGCGGGTTCAAGGACACGCCGAGCCGCATCACGGTGGGCCTGCAGAACCTGCCGGACAAGCCGCCCAGCGCCGCGCACTTCCGCCGGCTGTGCAGCACTGCCAGCCCGAGCGGCGAAGCGTACGAACCGCCGAAGCTGCCGGCCGCCGGCATCGTGTCGGATCCGGAGGTCGCCCGCGCTGGCCTGGCGCAGCTCGCCGCGATCAAGGCGCGGCTCGACAGCGGCGGCCCGGTGAAGCCGATCGGCGATGGTGTGGACCCGAAGGACTGGGCGTGGAAGCTGCGCGACCAGGAGCTGAATCACGGCTCGGACGGCATGACCTCGGCGTCGCAGCAGGCCTGGCGCGATGCGCTGGCGCCCGAGCTGCGCGCGATGCGCTCGCAGCAGGAGCGGCAGGCGTGAGCTACGAGGAAGCCTTCGCCGCCGGCGAGCACGACAGCTTCGCCGATCGCCAGCGCAGGCTGACGCGCCAGGTGCCGCCGCCGGATTCGCCGGAGCGGCGCGGCTACCGCGATGGCTACCTGCCTCGGTCGCCGGATTGGGCGTCGCACGGCACCGTGGACGACGGCGTCGTCTGGCAGCTGCGGCCGCAGGTCGCGGTCGAGTGAGCGAAATCATCCCCGAGTGAGGTGCGGACCATGCGCAAGGAGCCCAATGACAAGGCCCAGATCGATCCAGGATCGCTTGGCGGCGATGGGGTGATGCCCGAGGGCCAGGCGAACGGTGCGACGAAGCCTGGGGTTGACGAGGTCAAGGTGGAGGTTTGCGCCGATCGGTCGCTGCGACTCGACAGCCGGCCAGCATCGAAGCTGCTCGGCATCGCGCATCGCAGCGCGTACAGGCTGATCCTGAAGCACCGAGCAGGCTTCGAGAAGGTTGGCGGGCAACTGCGATTTCAAATCGCAGTTGCTCCAGGCAAGGGCGGCAACCCCGCGAAGTACGCGATGCTGACCGAGGACCACTGCTACTACCTGGTCGCCCTGGTGAGGCCCACCGAAGAGGCGGACGTGATCAAGCAGAACCTCATCATCGCCTTCCGCGAGGCGCGCCGCATGGCCAACGTCGTGCCTGAGGTGCTGACCGATTGGGAGAAGGGCCGCAGGCTCGATGCGCAGTACGCGGTGGCCAAGGACAAGGCGCATGTGGGCGGCCAGGCGCTGCGGCAATGGCGAACGCTCAAACCGCAGTACGACGCCGCCTACAAGCAGCTCAACGTCAAGCTGCAGCTAGAGCTACCCTGGGACAAGCCGGCATGATCGTGCTGACCTTGCCCACGCCGCCGAGCGCGAACCGCATCTGGAAGACCCGGGTGGCGCGCGAGGGCGGCCGCTACATCGCGCAGACCTACCTCACGCCGGAGGCCCGCGCCTACAAGGACGAGGTCGGCTGGCTGGCCAAGAAGGCCGGCATCAGCCAGCCGATGCCAGGCCGCGTGTGGTTCGACCTGCAGCTCTACCCGGCGCTGCCCGACGACTTCGCGCAGCGCTACCAGCGCAACCAGGAAGGCTGGGACGACGACGTGCGCCGGCTCGACCTGGACAACGCCCGCAAGCTGCTCTACGACGCGCTGCAGAACATCTGCTACGGCAACGACAAGCTGATCTTCAAGGACAGCGGCGAGGTCATGGAGCCCGACCGGCACGGCCCGCGCGTGGTGGTGACCATCCGCCAGATCGCGCGCGTGGTGCCGCAGCTGAAGCTGTTCGAGGAGACCACCTCATGAGCACCTTGAGCACCTTGAGCACCTTGCCATGTCCAAGCTGAAGCTCGTGCTGCAGTTCGCGGGGCTGTGCCTGGTGGCGCTGGCGACCGTGGTGTCGGTGCTCTTCGTCGTCGTCGACATGGTGCTCGGCGACTGGGTGCGGTGATCTACCGCTCATGAAAACTCACATCCGCAGGAGAAACGCATGGACACCTTCATCCAGCCCAAGATCACCGGCTACCGGCAGCTCAACGAGGGCGAGACGGCGTTGATCAACGAGGGCAAGGCGCTGGCCGAGCAGTGCGGCCAGTTCATCGAGAAGCTGCGCGAGTACGAGAAGCAGCACGCGCACGAAGCCACGGTGGTGCTCGACCAGCGCTGGGTCAGCATCGGCGCCACGCAGCTGCAGCAGGGCTTCATGGCGGTGATCCGCGGCATCGCGAAGCCGACCACCTTCTGAGCCATGCCCCAGGTCAAGCTGATCGACGGCGCCGTGGTCGACAGCGACTCGCACGAGTGGATGCGCGAGTGCCTGGCGCGCTCGCGCCACATCACCGCGCTGTGGCACCTGCACCCCGACAGCCGCGAGGCGTACCTGGCCGGCGTGCACCGGCGCGAGGGCCTGATCGCCGCCGATCGCGTGCGGGCCCGCTTCCAGATCGAGCTCGACCGCATCAAGTCCGTGGCCAAGAAGGCCAACCCCGACGACCCGTTTTGAAGGAGACCTGACCATGGCCAAGACCCCCGACAAAGTCCTGCTGCGCGACATCCTGATCCCCGCCGGCACGATCTTCCACAAGGCCGCCGTGCAGACCCAGCGGCACGGCGACGACCACTTCGAGCACACGCTCGGGCTGACCAAGGACACCAGCGGCGAGCTCACCTACTGCATCGATCAGGGCGACCCGCGGATCAACGAGTGGTTCGCCGACGTCGGCGTGCCGGTGCCGATCCAGACGGTGGTGCTGCGCAAGGCCCTCAAGCGCCTCGCCGCGGTCGTCTGGGAGGCGTCCCTGGGCCACATGTCGCCCGAGCTGCAGCGCGCCTACGACGACGCCGTGAAGGTCATCGGCGAGCCTGCCACCGGGGGCACCTGATGCAGCTCGTCGAGCTCAAGCGGCCGCACAACCTGCCCGACTCGCTGGCGGTGGTCGACAAGCTGCGCGCCGACCTGGAGGCCGGCCGCATCGTCGCCTTCTGGGGTGTGTCGGTCGATGCCGAGGACTCGTGCCAGAGCTGGTCGGCCGCCACCACCGGCGTGTCGCGGCTGCGCGGCATGGGCGCCGTGTCGTACCTGCTGGCCTGCATGCACTCGGGAGACACCTGATGACCCTGCGCACCGAGCTCATCGCCGCGCTGGAGGCCGCCATCGAGGCCGGGCGCGTGCCGCAGGCCACCTACCGGGTGACCGATGGCGAGCTCTACAGGCTGGCGCCGTTTGCCCGCTGGATCGACGGCCACTGGTACGTCGACAGCGTGTGGACGAAGGTCAATCCGATCGGCCTCACCTTCGGCGCCTACACGGCCAGAGAACCGTGAGCCTGGCGCTGCTCGGCGCCAAGCCGATGCACGTGCGGCCGCCGCCTGGCCGGCGCATCACCGTGCTGCTCAAGGGCGGCGAGGTGATCGAGTGCCACACCACCCTGGTCATGGGCCAGGGCTTCAACGGCATCGTCATCTATCGCGGGCGCTACGCGCTCGACGAGAGAACCGCGACCAGCTGGTCGCTCAAACCCAAGGAGAAAACGTGATCCCGAAGATCCTGACCGCCAACCGCCCTGGCTGGGACAAGCCGGTCGTCTGCATCGCCGGCGGCCCGAGCCTTTCCGAAGAGCAGCTGGCGCTCATCGCTGAAGCGCACCAGCAAGGCCGCGTGCGCGCCATCGGCGTCAACAACGCCTACCTGCGCGCGCCCTGGGTGGACACCGTCTACGCGATGGACCAGGCCTGGTGGAAGCGGCACGTGGGGCTGATCCGCCAGCGCATGCTGCCGGCCGAGCTGGTGAGCCCTGACCCCTTCACGTCGCGCACGTACGAGCTCCTGCGCGTGCGCGCGGCCAACAACATCGGCTTGGGCCACGGCATCGAGATCAACACCGGCGGCAACTCGGGCTACGGCGCGGTGAGCCTGGCGCACTTCTGGGGCTCGCGGCGCATCATCCTGGTCGGCTACGACATGAAGCCGGGCCCGAACGGCGAGGGCCACTGGCACACCGACCACCCGTCGCCGATGCAGCAGACCATGCAGTACGGCGAGTGGATCCACCGCTTCAAGGCCCTTGCCCGCGACGCCGAGAGGGTCGGCACCGAGGTGATTAATGCCACTCCGGGGTCGGCGCTGCCGTGGTTCCCGATGGTGAGCCTGGCCGAGGCGCTGCCGGGCGAGCTGGAGGAGGCGCTCACTGAGCCGGCGGCCGCCGCCGCGTAAGGCGCAAATTTGTTACCAGGCCTGACAAGGAAGCGCCGCAAGTTGCGCTTAAGGTTTAGGATTCCAACCCCCTCCGGCGGGGGTGAGCTTTCTACAAAACCGCGGACCAAAGGGTTCGCCCATCGGACAGCGAGCCCGGGGATCACACCTGGGCGACCGGAGAAAGCTGGAATGTGTTACCAGAGTCCACTCGGCGCAGCAGGCGCCATCGGCCGCGTGATCATCTTGCCGGCGCGCGGTAGCACCCGAGAGCGTGGTGGCTTCGCCGCGGTGCTGCCGAACGGCCTGGAGGGATGGGTCGGCTGGACCGAGGCGTGGGCCATCGCGCCCACCATGGTGACGGCCAAGGAGCTGACCAGGCTGCTGGCCATGCAGATCGTGCGCGATGATCTGTTCGACGTCGAAGAGCTGCGCTGGGACGAGATCGTGAAGGACATCCAGCTGGCCGTGCTGGCCTGGAACGCGCGGGTGGGCCGCTACCGCGTCGTCATCGCGCGCCGGCTGATTCCCGGCAACCACGCGCTCAACTACGACATCGACGTCGTGGTCTGCCTGCGTAAGGACATGTGAGCCATGGCCCAGCTCTGGCCCGTGGAGGCCGACGATCCCGAGGTCGGCGGCTTCATCGTGACGATGCCCAGCGGCCGCAGCAAGGTGATCGCCTGGCGCTCGGCGGTGCCGATCTCGCCGACCCTCGAAGCGGCCAAGAAGTACGCCGCCGAGGTCATCACCTCGCTGCAGAGCTCGGGGCAGCACCGCGATGTTGAAGCGACGAACTGGGCCAGCTTCGCAGCGGCGGTGCAGCGCCTGATCGACGAGTGGAACGACAAGCTGCGGGCCCACCTGTACCGCCAGCCGAACGGGTAGACAATCCGGCACATGCCGGCCCTCAAGAACGCCAAGCGCGAGGCCTTCGCTCGCCACTACTGCGTCGATCACAACGCGACGCAGGCGGCCATTCGCGCGGGCTACAGCAAACGCTCGGCCAACAGCATCGCCTACAAGCTGCTGCAGGATCCCGACATCGCCGAGCGCGTGTCCGAGCTCGATGGCGCGCAGCTGCGCGAGGTCGACATCACCGCGGAGCGCGTAAAACTCGAGTTGGCCAGGGTCGCGTTCGGCGACGTGCGCCGGCTCTTCGACCGCAATGGCCACCTGGTGCCGACCGACCAGCTCGACGACGACACGGCGGCCGGCATCAGCGGCGTCGACATCGAGGTGCAGCGCGAGCTGGTCAAGGGCAAGAAGGACAGGACCATCGAGACCTCGACCAGCAAGGTCAGGCGCTTCGACAAGACGGTCGCCTTGAGGATCCTGGCGCAGCATTTCCGACTCGTGGGCAGCGACGCCGAAGAGGCCGTCGCGAGCATCGTCAATGGGCTGGCCGAGCGCATGGCAGCAGCCCGAGAACGCCAGCGCGCCAAGCGCTGAAGGGGACGGGGTGGCTGCGATGAGGTGCTCGACCCGCTAGCAGGCGCGCAGATCAGCCGCCGCGGTGGCAGGCCCAAGGGCCTGGTCCCGCTCAAGCCGCCGGCCGGCCAGGCCGTGGTGGAGGAGCTCGTCGACAAGCTCCTGTCGTTCGAGCTCGATCCGCTGGGCTTCGTCCTGTGGGCCTTCCCCTGGGGCCAGGCCGGCACCGCGCTGGCCGGCGAGGAGGGGCCCGAGACCTGGCAGATGGAGCAGCTCGATCGCGTCGGCCAGCGGCTGCGCGCCGGCGGCGACGACGGCGCCGTGATCGAAGAGGACACCACCGCGGGCCACGGCGTCGGCAAGTCGGCGCTGGTCTCGTGGATGATCCTGTGGGCGATGTGCCGCGAGGACACCCGCGGCGTGGTCACCGCGACCACCGACGCGCAGCTGCGCACCAAGACCTGGTCCGAGCTCGGCAAGTGGCACCAGCTGTTCATCGCGCGAGACCTGTTCGTCTTCACCGCGACGTCGATCACCAGCGCCGACAAGCGCCACGCGAAGACCTGGCGCATCGACGCGGTGCCCTGGAGCGAGAGCAACACCGACGCCTTCCAGGGCCTGCACAACAAGGGCAAGCGCGTGCTGCTCATCTTCGATGAGGCCAGCGGCATCGACGACACCATCTGGGAGGTCGCAGAGGGCGTGCTGACCGACGCCAAGACCCAGATCCTCTGGCTGCGCTACGGCAACCCCACGCGCACCTCCGGCCGCTTCCACAAGAACTGCACCAGGCCGGGCCGCAACCACGTCACCCGCGTCGACAGCCGCACGGTGCGGTTCACGAACAAGGGCCAGATCCAGGCCTGGATCGACGAGTACGGCGAGGACAGCGACTTCGTGCGGGTGCGGGTCAAGGGCCAGTTCCCGCGGGCCGGCATGGCCAACTTCATCAGCCCCGAGCTGACGGAAGGCGCGCGCAAACGGCGGGTAGAGCGCATGGCGTGGATCAGCTACCCGCTGATCATGTCGATCGATCCGGCCAGGTTCGGCGACGACTGGTCGGTGATCACGCTGCGCCAGGGGCTCAAGGTGCACGCCCAGGCGTCGCTGTGGGGCTTCGACGGGCCCGACCTGGCCTCGCGCGTCAGCGAGCTGCTGCAGCAGTGGCAGGGCGTTTCCTGCATCGTCTACGACGCGATCGGCAACGGCGCCGACCTCGACAGCGCGCTGCGCCGCATGCCTGGCCTGCCCGAGCTCATCCCGGTGATGTGGGGCGTGCCCGCCCGCGACAGCAAGATGTACTTCAACCAGCGCGCCGAGTGCTGGGGCGCCGTCAGGGACTGGCTCAAGGCCGGCGACATCCCCGACGACGACGAGCTGTGCGACGAGCTCACCAGCCTCGACTACGGCTACGACGCCGCCTTCCGGATCCAGCTCGAAAGCAAGCAGAGCATCAAGAAGAACGGCGGCAAGAGCCCCGACCACGCGGACAGCCTGGCGCTGTCCTTCGTGCCCGAGCTGATCGATCGCAAGGCGGTCTCGGCCCGCGTGCGCGTGGTGCGCCAGCGAAAGATCGTCTGGACCGGGCTGCACTGATTTCGTGAAGTCCTTGGCGATGGTTCATCGCCGCAAACATTCCGGCCAACGCCTCAAAGCGTCAGTACGCCGGAATGCGTCCGTTTTTCGTGAACTCCTCGACGGTTGCGAGTTCTCTTCTC